GGAGCAAGTTGAGGCTTGTTTTATAGATCCTCAAACTGGTCAAAAGGAGTGTGCTTAAGGAGAATTAAATGGCAAGTAAAGTTATACCTATTAATAACTTACCACAATTTGGTGTAGTTAAAGATACACCAACAGTTGGTTTAGCCCCTAATGTATTTACTGATGCCAGGAATATGAGATTCCGAGATATGGCTGCATGGAAAATGAAAGGTGATGTAGCATTAACACCTGACTTAAATCCTAGTATGCCAACTACTGGCGGCGGTGCTTCTCATACATATACTGCTGGTCAAATAGTATTTATAACATGGTGGAATAATCCTAATTTAGTGCCATCCAATACTACTTATTATGTATTTGTTATTGAGCAAAAACATGGAAGTGTAGTAGTAGGTCATCGTACATTTCTTTATAGAACTGATGGTACTATAAACGATGTAACACCTTCATTTAGTAGAACTGTTAATAGCACATCTTATACTGATGCAGGATTTGATGCTGGATATACTGAATCAGGTAAAGATAAAGGTAACTGGCAAGCTACAGAATTTGCTGGTGGGTTTTGTTTAATAGTAAACAATGGTATACAGGCCCCACATTATATAATGGATACTACTGATAATACTGCTATTGGTAGTGTACCTAACTTTGCTAAGTTACCAGGATGGGAATCATATAACTCAGCACCTAAAGTATTAGAAGCTACAGTTAAATTAACATTTGGTGCTACAGGAGTTACACCAGAAAATCCTTTATTATTTGATTTAGGACAAAAAATAGATTTTACTAAAAACACTTTATTTGTAACTAAACAAAGTCCAAATCAAAGTGCAACTGAATGTGCTCCAATACCTGCAGCAACTAATGCAGGAAGTAATGTACCTAATGGTGGTGTAATACCAACTAACTTTGTACCAGGAGATGTACCAGGAAGTCCTGCAACTAATCCTGATGGTACTGGTAATAATAATTTTCAATATGGTATATATCATAATCCTGAAACTAATACTACTAATCTTATTTTTAATGTTAATATATTACAAGATGATGTTGTAAGATGTTTTGTTGTATCAAGAAATCCTATAGCTACTAGCTGTGGTGTTATAAGATCTTTTGGTAACTTTTTAGTTGCAGGTAATTTAAAAGAAAGCACAACAGCTGGAGTTGTACGTAGCTTACCTGGAGTTGTAAGAACTTCAGATGTAGCAGTACCAGGTTCAGTACCACAAAACTGGAATCCATTTGCAGCTGGTACAAATACTGCTGATGAATTTACTTTATCAGATACTTCAACTGTGCAAGACTTAGTACAGCTTCAAGGTAATATGTATATCTATACAAATACATCTATACATAATTTAAGATTAACTAATAGCGTTGTAACACCTGTTGCATTTTCACCAGTTACTTCACAATACGGTGCACAAACAACTGATGGCGCTATAGAGTTTGATGGTAGACATTTAGTTGTTGGTAGTAACGATATATACATATTTTCAGGAAACCCTGGTAATATAACTTCAATTGCAGATGCAAGAATTAGAGATTACTTTTATAAAAATCTAAACAATGAAAAAGCTAATAAGCTATTTATATTACGTAATCAACAGCAAGATGAAATATGGATTAACTATCCTAAAGGTGCTAGTACAGTTTGTAATGAAGCATTAATATATAATCATAGATTAAACAATTGGACAGTAAGAGATTTAAATGGAATTGTATCTGGAGTTATCGCACCTGTTAAAGGTTCAGGAAATAATGAGAGACCTTGGAGTAACACTACAGTTAGCTTTGATAAATTATTTCCAGTGTTTGCACAAGTATGTACATCAGGAACAAGTCACTCTGGTTCTTCTATCTTAGCTGCAGATATAGGTTATACACATAGAGCATTAGATAACAGTGATGATCCTTATACTTCTTACTTAGAGCGTGAAAACTTATCAATAACACCTGAGTTTTATACAGAAGCATTTAATTCAATAGCTTTATTAACTCAAAACGATGGCTCAGCAGCAACATTAAATGTTAAAACTCTTTCAACTAATGCCCCAGGAGCTACAATAGATTTTACAAGTTCTTCTACTAAAACAAATACATTTAATACATCTACTTCATATAAATCTGATTCAAGATTAAATGGTAGGTTTATAAGTTATAGAATAGATGATGGTGCAGCTACATCAGTATCATGGAGTTTATCTGGCATTCAAATTGAAGTACAAGACGGAGGAACAAGATGACAATTAATGAACCTTCATTAGACTCTAATAAAGATGCTGCTTCATTAGCTTGGGAAAAATCAGTTACCGAAGCTACTAATAGAATGCAACATCAAATAGATAATATAAATGAATCTGTAAATACTTCTCCATCTTTAGTTGCTGTGTATGCTAGAACACTAGATGGTAAAGGCCAACAGTTTACACCATTTGAAGAAGCTAATGGTTATGTAGCTTACGTTCCGTATACTGATGCATATCCTACGTTACCTTTAACTGGAATAACTTTTGCAGAATATTCAAATGAAGCAATAGATTTTGTAATAAAACAATATAGAGAAACTGCGAATAGACCTGCTAATCCGGGTTCAGTATCATATACTGTAAGTGGAGGAAGCTGGACTGCATCTACAAACTGGGATAAAACTAAATTAAATAGATCTGGTACTAATATATGGTTTTGTGAAGCTAAAATAATAGGATCAGCTGGTGAAACAGTTACTGCTAAATGGAGTGATCCTAAATTATTATATGGTGGTGCAGTAGCTACTGGTATATTATATTATAATGTAGCTCAAACAAGTGCACCCTCAGCACCATCGGTAGATACATCTGGTACTGCAACAGGTGCTGTAATAGATGGATATGATTATGATTCAGGTGTATTTAGTTTAGGAAATGATGCGGCTTTATCAACTTTAGGTTGGCAGTATGTTCCTATTACTGTTGCTATGAGTGGTGCAAATA